GTTATGAGCCTGGTTGAAGAGGCCCCGAAGGGCCGTCTGGCTGGCCTTGTAGCCCTCCGTGACCGCCTCGCGATGGAGTTGGATAGTGCGGAGCAGTCGCGGGATGTTGCGGCGCTCTCACGGCAGTTTTCGGATGTGCTGTTGCAGATTGATGAGCTTGATGTGAAGCCTGCTGCTGATGCGCCTGTTTCGCCTTTGGATGAGATGCGCCGGCGGCGTGCGGAGCGTGCGCGTAAGACGGGGTGATTGAGTGGCTGCTGTGATTGGTTCGCAGGAGCCTACTCATCTGATTGCACCTTCCCCTCGCGGGTTTTCGTCGTTTGATGCTGAGGATGCTTTGGCATTCGCCGCGGGTTATGGCTTGGTGGCTGATCCGTGGCAGGAGCTTGTTTGTGAGGCTTGGCTTCGGCGCAAGGATGACCGTTGGTGTTCGTCTGTTTGGGGCGTCACGGTCCCGCGCCAGAACGGCAAGAACGGATCCTTGGAGATCATCGAGCTTTTCGGCACTGTCGAGCTTGGGCTGAAGTTCCTTCACACGGCACACGAGGTCAAGACGGCTCGCAAGGCGTTTAAGCGCATCAAATACTTCTTTGGCGAGAAGGCTAACGATCCCGCCGCCAAGTTCCCAGCGCTCAATGCTCTAGTCAAAGAGGTCCGCAACACTAACGGTCAAGAGGCTGTCGAACTGCATAACGGCGGCGCTATCGAGGTGGGCGCCCGGTCAAAGGGCGCTGGTCGCGGCTTCACCGTAGATGTTCTGGTGCTGGATGAGGCCCAGGACTTGCAGGACCATGAACTTGAGGCGCTGCTACCGACCATTTCAGCTGCTCCGCAGGGTGACCCGGTAACGATCTACATGGGAACGCCGCCGGCGGATCTGGGCGGCGTTGGTGAGCCGTTTATCCGCGTGCGTAACAGCGCGGTGAATCGTGAGAATAAGCGTTCGGCTTGGGTGGAGTTTTCGGCACCTGGCGACGTTGACGCGATGACCCCTGACGAGTTGATTCGTTTTGTGGCTGACCGGAAGAACTGGGCTGCGGCTAACCCCGCACTTGGGCTCCGGATCAACATTGACACGATTGAGACTGAGCATAAGCAGTTCGCGGCGCGTTCGTTTGCCCGTGAGCGTCTAAATATGTGGCCTAACCCGACGCGTAACGCTGCTGCTATTCCGGCTGAGCCGTGGGATGAACTGGCGTTGGATTCGGTGCCGGAAGAGTGGCCTCTTGCAGCTCTGGGCTTGGATATGAACCCGGAGCGCACGAAGGTAACTATCGGCGTTGCTGCGCACTCGGATAAGGGTGTGCATGTCGAGGTTGCAGAGGACACCCCATTTACAGAGTCTGGCACTGACGCTCTTGTGAAGTGGATCTTTGAGCGCGCCGGCCGTCGCGTGCCCGTGGTGATGGACGCTTATTCGCCTATCCGATCTATTGAAGCTGCTTTGAAGGCCAAGAAGGTCCGCGTGTTTATCCTCGGGCCTGCTGAACTTGCCCAGGCGTGCGGCGGTTTGTATGACGCCGTGACGAAGGATAAATCAGTATCCCACTATGGGCAGGAATCACTTGATGCGTCGTTGGCGGGTGCTGTGAAGCAGAAGTTTGGCGAGGGCGGGGCGTGGAAGTGGAACCGCAAGACATTTGATGTTGACCTGACTCAGATCATGGCTATCACTGCCGCCCATTTTGGGGCTGTGAAGTTCGCTAAGAAACCTCGTGCTGAAGGCGCTACTAAACGAAAGACGGTGATCCTGTGATCAATTCGGGCGCTGAATTGGCTTTGGATCATTCTGATGCTTCTTTGCTGGGTGAGTTGTTGCAGGTTTGGGAGTCGAAGCGTAACCGGAACCTTGTCCGGTCGGCTTATTACGACGGCCATGCGGCGTTGAAGGATTTCGGTATTTCATTGCCGCCGAAGATGCGCTCTATTGAGGCTGCTCTTGGGTGGATCGCTAAGGGCGTTCATGCGGTCACGGATCGGTCTAAGTTTGAGGGTTTTGTGTCTACGGATGGTTCTGATGATCCGTTCGACTTGTCTGGGATCCTATGGGAGAACCGCTTTCTGGTGGAGTTCCCGGCGGCGGCGGTTTCGTCTGCTGTGCATGGCTGCTCTTTTCTGACCGTTTCGCAGGGTGACACTGCTGCTGGCGAGCCGGGTGTCCTTGTTTTGCCTCGTGCGGCTGATAGTTCGGCTGCTATCTGGGATCGCCGTAAAAGGGCGTTGAGGGGCTTCCTGTCCGTTGTTGATACGGGCAGTGACGGTCAAATCTCTCAGATGATCATGCATACGCCTGAAAAGGTTGTGACCCTGACTAAGGGTGTCGGTAAATGGGTGGCTGACGTGCGGCGGAACCCGCTCGGCGTTGTCTCTGTCGCTCCGCTGGTGCATAAGTACGAGCTTGGCCGGCCGTTGGGTCATTCGCGGATCACCCGTGCGGCTATGGGCTACTCAGACTCGGCGCTTAGGACGATTGTCCGGGCTGAGGTTTCTGCTGAGTTCTATTCAGCCCCGGAGTATTACCTGTTTGGCGCTGACGTGTCCTCGTTTGTTGGTGACGACAAGTGGACTGCGATCATGGGCCGCATCAAGGCTATGGACGTTGAGGATGGCGAGGAGAAGCCGGACCTACACAGGTTTACGGGCGCGTCTCCGCAGCCTCACGCGGATCAGTTGCGGCTGTGGGCGAACCTCTTTGCTGATGACCAGGATCTTGAGGTGAAGTTCGCTGATTCGTCTAACCCGTCGTCGGCTGACGCTATTTTCGCGGCGAAGGAAACACTGATAACGACTACGCGGGATGCTAACGCGATGTGGGGTTATGGCGCTGCTCAGGCTATGCACTTTGCTGTCCGGCTGCGTGACGGACTGGATGTGGTGCCTGCTGAGTTGCGGACGTTGTCGGCCCAGTTCACGGATCCGGCGATTGTGTCGCCGTCTGCCCGTGCTGATGCGTTCTCGAAGCTCGCTACATCGATTGAGGGTTTCGGCGCTTCCGAGGTTGGCATGGAGTACGCGGGCCTAACTCGTGAGCAGATTGTCCGTTTCCAGGCCGACCAGCGGCGCATCAATTCGGCTGCACGGTTGCAGAGTCTCGCATCAGTGGTTCCCGTTGCGCAGGAGGCGGCTGTAGATGTCAATGCAACTACTGAGGCAGTTCGAGCGGGCTAATGACGGCATAGCGGCTTTGGTTGAGCGGGATCTTTTGGCGTTTCTGGCGTCTTTGGATCCCGCCCGGCCGGACGCTGTGAAGCGTGACTTATTCGAGTTCGTCCCTGTCCTGATAGCCCAGTACGGCGATATTGCTGCGACTGTTGCGGCTGATTGGTTCGATGAGTTGCGGGCCGCTGAGGGCGTATCAGGGCGCTTCCGCGCACCCTTAGCGGACCTCGTGCCGGAGGACATTGTCAACGGTCGGCTAGGTTATGCGACGCGCCCCGATGGGCCTCTATTCACTGGCGCGTTCGACACGCTGACGGCGTTTACGGCGATGATCGCTAACGAGTACGCCCTACAGCCCGGCCGTGACACTGTCATGCAGGCCGCGCATAAGGACAAGGCCGCTTATGGCCGCATCCCGGAGCCTGGCGCTTGCAAGTTCTGCTTAATGCTTGCCTCTCGCGGGTTCGTGTACTCGAAAGACACTGCCGGCGGCTCTAAGAAGTTCCATGGCAAGTGCCGCTGCAACATCATGCCGGTCTGGGACGAAACCCGCGCCCGTGTCGAGTACGGCTATGACCCTGACGCGCTTTATGACCAGTACCGCGCTCTAAAAGACGCTACTCCATAGTAGAATTAGGAGTGTAAAACCCCCGCGATGGCTGGAACCATCCGGGGGCGCGACCACCGCTTTAGGGAGCGATGATATGTCCGATTCTACTTGCTCGATTGACGGATGCGAAATAGGCGTCAGGGCCCGCGGATACTGCGCAAGCCACTACGCGAGGTGGAACCGCTACGGAGACCCACTGTTCGTAACTCCACGTCAGGCCCGCATCAACGCCGCTATCGAAAACGATGGTTGGGAATGCGTAACCTGCAAAGTCTTCAAGCCCACGGACCAGTTCAGCCGCGATAGGACGCGACCGACCGGATATCGGACTGTGTGTAAAGAATGCACAGCGGAACCCCGCAGGGCTTGGCAGAAAGCCAACTTGGCATACCGGAACGAGTACACAGCTCGCTACCGAGAAGCCAACGCCGAACGCTACAAGGCCTACATGACGGAATATCTTTCCGAGTGGAAGCGCGAAAACACGGACAAGATTCGGGAGTACACCTTCCGGCGCCGAGCCAAGAAGGCCCAGACGGCGACGGGGCCGATTGATTACTCGACCCTATGGGAATCATCCGGCGGCTCCTGCGCCATTTGCAACAAACTGCTTGACCGCTCCGCGCCATGGCCGTCTCCGAAATTTGCTTCCGTAGACCACATAATTCCGCTTTCCAAAGGCGGCGCACATATCCAATCGAACCTTCAATATGCGTGCCTTGACTGCAACCTCAGGAAACACGCGAAGGTCTCCTAAAACTTCCACGGTTCTCCCGTGAAGCGGCACGCGCCCGTTAGCGCGGTTCAAGTAAATGCCCGACGGGGCTAAACGGAAAGGGGTGTGTCTGGCATGTCCGAGACCACTATTGCCACCGCAAACGCGGGAGAATCCACCGATCAGAGCAGCGATTTCAAGGCTCCTTCTTCGCAGGATGAGCTGAACCGAATCGTGCAGGCTCGACTTGATCGGGAGCGCAGTAAGTTTGCCGACTATGACGACCTAAAGGCTAAAGCCTCAAAGCTCGCAGAAATCGAAGAAGCGAACAAGACCGAGGCCGAAAAGCAGGCCGAGCGATTCCAGCAGATCGAACGCGAAAACCAGACCCTCAAGCAGGCAAAGGATCGCGCCGAGGTGGCAGCAGACAAGGGCCTGCCTGCCAATCTGCTGAGTGGCTCAACTCGGGAAGAACTTGAAGCTTCGGCAGACGCGCTTATTGCTTTTCGGGATGCAGCCGCCACTGCCGCGCCATCCGCGCCGCAGTCGGCGTCCTTTGTTATCCCCGGCGAGGGCAATAGCCCGGCGCTTGCTTTGAACGGTGACGGTATCGAAGCCGCACTGAAGAACGCTCTCGGCATCAGATGATGCCGGAACCTACTTTTAGGAGATTTCCGTGGCTGTAGCTGCTGCAACTATGACCAGCGAGTTCGCTGGCTTCCTCAAGCCGGACCAGGCTGAGGCTTACTTCAATCAGGCTCGTCGCAACTCTGTTGTGCAGTCTCTTGCCCGCAAGGTGCCGCTTGGCATCAACGGTCAGGAGATCCCGGTTGTGACCTCGAAGGCTACTGCCGGGTGGGTCGCTGAAGGTGGTCAGAAGCCCGCGTCGAAGGGTGCTATCGGGCTGAAAACCATCAGCCCCAAGAAGATCGCCGCTATCGCTGTTGTGTCTGCTGAAGTGGTCCGTGCAAACCCCGGCAACTACGTCGAGCTGTTCAAGCAGGACATCGCGGAGGCAATGGCCCTTGCGTTCGACGCCGCGGCCCTGTACGGCACTAACACCCCGTTCGGTGCGTCCAACTACATTGGCGCGACGACCAAGTCTGTGGAGATCGGCACGACCACGCAGGCTAACGGCGGTGTTTACGGTGACATCGTCGCCGGACTGAAGCTGCTCGTTGACGATGGCAAAAAGCTGAACGGTTTCGCGTTCGACTCCACTTCTGAGCCGACCTTCCTGGGCGCGACTGACCTGAATGGGCGTCCGCTGTTCGTTGATTCCCCGTTCGAGGATTCCGTCCTGACCGCCGGTAAACTGCTGGGCCGTAACGCGTTCCTCGGTGACGGCGTTGGCGACGGCGCAACCGTGCAGGGCTTCGGCGGTGACTGGTCGCAGGTTGTGTGGGGTGCTGTCGGCGGCATCAGCTACGACGTTTCCACTCAGGCGACCGTTACCATCAACGGCGCACTGACATCCCTGTGGGAAAACAACCTCGTTGCGATCCGCGCCGAGGCCGAATATGGCCTGCTGGTCAACGACAACCAGGCTTTCGTTAAGTACGTCGACGCCGTCTGAGTTGGCCCGTCTGACTGACCCGATCAAGGGAACGGTGGTGAGTTGCGAGGGTGACCTTGCGGCTCACCTCGTTTCCTTGGGCTGGACCGAACAGGATTCGGAAAAGCAGGACGAGGCGACTTCGGAGAAGCCTAAGCCGGCAACCCGGCGGACACGTAAACCCCGCACTGCTGAGTAGTAGGAGGCGTCATGGCTTGGACTGATGCTAGCGAGGTGCTGGCTGACTGGATCGGTGATGACGCCCCCACCGACACGGCGAAGGTCACTAGTTGGATCGGTAAGGCTGAGAGGCTTTTACGGTCCAAGGTTCCGTCACTGGGTGAGCGGCTTGCTGCTGACCCAGTGACGGAGCCTGACCTGCTGGGCAACGTCAAGGACGTTGTTACGGAGATGGTGCAGGAGGTCTTCCGTAACCCGGAGCGGATCCGGCAGCGGCAGGAGGGTACAGGGCCTTTCACGGGTTCGGTCACTTACGGCGGTGACGCTCCGGGCGCTTTGAGGGTTACCGCTGATCAGATCGCACTCCTATCACCTCCCGGCGGCAGCACTGGCGCGTTCACCATCGACATGATCCCAGCGCACTCCCCATTCTCTGGCTCTTATGTGTCGCCGCTGAATGAGTGGGAGACGGCCTGATGGTGAATGTTGCGTTTGCCCTGCCTGCGTATTTGTTTCCTCGGCATCGACGGGGTGTGACGGCGACGCTGCTTAAGTACGTGGCGGGCGTTGAGGATGTTTACGGGAATGCGTCGTCTGAGTGGCGTGAGTGGGCGCTGTTGAAGGGGTGCGCGTTTGATCCTGGTTCGTCTTCTGAGCCGCGTTTGGCGGGTCAGGAGAGGGTCATTGTTGAGCCGACTCTTTATGCCGCGTATGACGCTCCTGTTGAGGCTTTGGATCGGCTGATTGTTGGTGATCAGACGTACGAGGTTGAGGGTGTGGCGCGGCGTTGGGAGAACCCGTTTAGTGGTCGCCGGCTTGGGTGTGTTGTGTCTTTGAGGTTGGTGAGTGGCTGATGGGCAAGACGAAGATCACGTTGCGTGCGGCGGGGTTTGAGGCTATTCGCCGGGCACCGGCCGCTGTGTCGTTGCTTCAGTCGAAGGTGGATGTAGCGGCGTCTGCTGCTGGGCCGGGCTATGTGGGTTCGGTGGTTCAGGGTGTTGGGCGTGGGACGTTGGGCCGTGCGATTGGCACGGTTTATACGGACACGTTCAAGGCGATCCTTGATAACAGCCGGAACCAGACGTTGATGCGTATTTTCGACAGGTTGGGGTAGTCATGGCTGAAATGCTGGTTACCCCCGACGCGGAACTCGCGGCAGTGACGTTCCTCCGGGCCAAGCTTGGCGCACTGGCTGACAAGGTCGCTACGAAGGTTCCCGCGACGATGCCTAACCGGATGGTCAAGGTGTCGCTTACGGGCGGTACGCGGGTCAACGTCGCCACTGACACCGTTCAACTGACGGTGGAGTGTTGGGGCCCCGACGAACCAACCACGTCCCAGCTTGCCCGTACCGCCCAGGCGCACATGTTCTCCGCTGCGTGGACTTCGGCCGGCGGGGTGTTTGTTCGCCGCGTCGATTCCGTTGGTGGCGTGCAGTTCTTCCCTGACCCCGACACAACTAAACCGCGCTACCAATTCACTGTCCGCTGGCACGTACGTCCGGCAAAACCCTAACTACTTTCCTTTGGAGGAAACATGGCTAACACAGCTTCCAACGTAGTTGCCGGCGTCCCGCTGGCGACTGGTGGCGTCCTGCTTGGCACGGACGCCGCTGTAGCACCTACTGACGCGACTTCTGCGCTTACCGGCTTCAATGCGGCCGGTTACATCGGTGAAGACGGCGTTACCGAAACCAACGAACGCTCGTCCGACAAGATCCGGGCATGGGGCGGCTCCACGGTCAAGGTTGTTCAGTCTGAACACAATGTGACCTACCAGTTCACCTTCCTGGAAACCCTGAATGGCGACGTGCTGCGGGCGGTCTACGGCGAAGACAACGTGACCACCACGGCGGCTACGGTGTCTTCGGGCACGCTGCACGCCGTGAAGGTCAACGGCGCAACCCTGCCGCACATGCCGTTCGACTTTGAGGTCAAGGACGGCGACGCGAAGATCCGCATCTACGTTCCGGATGGCCAGATCACCGAAGTTGGAGACATTACGTACTCCGACACTGAGGTGATCGGTTACCAGGTGACCGTCGAGTGCTTCGATGACGCCGATGGCAACAAGGCATACAAGTACCTCGATGACGGCAAGTTCGCCGCTTAGTGAAGACCCCTCGGGGCGGGTTGTGGTGACTCCCCGCCCCGAGGTCACGCAATAGTCACCCAACCAATCAGTCACCCACTGTTTTAGGAGTCACCAATGACCGCTCCCCGTAAGCCGCAGGATCGCAAGCCGAAAGCCGCTGACCTGCCCACGGAGTTCACTTTCGAGCATGACGGGGTTGTTCATACGCTCCCGCCCGTTGAGTCGGTAGCGTCTCTCGTGCCCGGCCGTACCATGCGCGATGCTGTTATGGCTGGCGAAGAGGGGCAGTTGCGGCTCGCGTTCTTCATGCTTGAGAAGCTGGAACTCGACCCGAAGACGAAGACCCTTGACGCGCTGTACGACAAGCCCGCGAACGAGATGCTTCCCATTGTTGAGGCGTGGATGAAGTTCAAGCCCGCTGCCGGTGTGAGCCTGGGGGAATAACCGGGCTGGTCCTGCTTATCGAGGAGCATGGGCCGGCCATTGAGTATGACCTAATCAAGCTGGGGTTGCGTCTTCGTCAGCTTGGTACTGATGCGCTCTCGTGGCGTGACTTGCTGGTGATCGCGCAACACTCGGGGCATGACACTGCGTTGCACGCTTCGATGGAACCCGCAGCGGCGCCTTGGAAGCTCTCTGAGCATCTGCTGGCTGTGATTGCTGATGCGGTGATCGCCGGGAATTGGATGCAGTCGAAGGACGGTCAGAAGAACCGTAACCGGCCGAAGCCGATCCCCCGTCCTGGTGTTGAGCCTGAGAGTAAGAAATTTGGTGGGCGTGCCGAGTCCATGGAGTCGATTCGTGACTGGCTGGGCTGGGATGCGCCGCCGCCCGTGAAGGCCGGAAGGCCGCGGGATGCGCGTGGGCGCTTCATAAAAACAACATAGCGAAAGTTGGTGCCCGGTGGCCGTAGAGCTCGGAAGCGCGTTCATTAGTGTGGGGCTGGGCACCAACAAGCTTGGGTCTGAGATCAAGCAGGCGTTCGGCGGCTCTGGTGATATTGGTGAGTCTGCGGGCAAGGAAGCTGGTTCACGGTTCGGCGGGGCTGTTGGTATCGCCGCTGCTGCTATCGGTGCGCTTGGTATCGGCTCGTTCTTCAAGTCTGCGGTGTCTGGTGCTGCGGATCTTGAGCAGAGCGTTGGAGCCGTGGACGCTGTGTTCAAGGGCTCTGCCGGGCAGATCCACGAGTGGGCTTCTACCGCGGCTACCGATGTTGGACTGACTCAGAACGAGTTCAACGAGCTGGGTACGCTTATCGGTTCGCAGTTGAAAAACGGCGGCACGGCGATGGAAGAACTCGCGCCAAAAACTAAGAGTCTAATCACGCTTGGCTCTGACCTTTCGTCCATGTTTGGCGGCACGACTTCCGAGGCCGTAGAGGCGCTTAGCTCTGCCCTGAAGGGTGAGCGTGACCCTATCGAGAGATATGGCGTATCGCTGAACCAGGCGAAGATTGATGCTGAGGCTGCGGCGCTTGGGTTCTCGAAGGTTGGCGGCTCACTGTCGGATGAGGCTACCCAGGCCGCTACCCTGTCGCTGATCATGAAGCAGACCGCGGACGCGCACGGTAACTTCGGCCGCGAAACGGACACGCTCGCGCATAAGCAGCAGGTTTTGAATGCTCAGTGGGCGAACGGCAAAGCCCGCATCGGCGCCGAACTATTGCCGGTTGTTTCGGCGTTCACGGGGATACTGTCCTCTGCTCTGGGCCCGGCGTTGAATGGAACAGTTGCGGGCATCAAGGAAGTTGTGGGCGGGTTCCGCGCTTTCGGTGCAGCGTTCAAGGCTGCGGATGGCGACATAACGTCTAGCGGATTCCCTGGGTTCATGGAGCGCATCGCGTTCGGCGCTGCGAAGGTCGCGCAGGTAGGCAAGACGATTTGGGCCGGGTTCAAGATGCCGGCGGACGTTGCGGCTTCGTTCGGGTCTGGGTTGAATCCGCTACTGGCTTTCGGGCAGACGGTGCGGACTATTTTTGACCAGATCACTTTCACGGCGAAGACCTTGTGGGCTGGTTTCAAAATGCCCGCCGACGTGGTTGCCAGCCTTGGGAGCAACATCAACCCGATCCTCGCGCTTGGCGCTAGCTTCCGTACTGTTGTTGACCGGATTACTGCCGCTGGTGGCGCGCTCGCCGCGGGGTTCAAAATGCCCCTCGATGTCGCCAATAGTTTCGGGGACAAACTGAACCCGATGCTCGCCGTGGGTGTGCGGGTCCGTGAGACGTTCGTCGCCCTTGGCGCGGCGCTGTCTGGTGTGTGGGCTGCTATCGGCCCCCATATCGCGGCGCTTGTCCCGCAGGTGTTTTCGCTAGTCTCGGCACTGTCTCCAGCGTCACTGATTTTTCAGGCGCTACTACCTGTCTTGCCGCAGATTGCTACGGCGATTGGAAGCGTGCTCGCGGCGGTTCTTCCGCTCGCACTGTCGCTAACTTCTCAACTGTTGCCGATTATCACGCAGCTAATTTCTGCGGTGCTACCTCCGCTCATTTCGATATTCGCGGATGTTGTCACGTCGATTGCACCCCTGATAGCCATCATTGCCGGGCTGCTTATCCCGATCATTCAGGCGCTCATGCCTGTTGTGGTGACGGTGTTCTCTGTGGTCGCTGACGTGATCAAGTCCGCCATGCAGATAGTGCAGGGCGTCATTCAGGTTGTGTCCGGTGCTATCCGGGGCGACTGGCAGAACGTGTGGACCGGTGTGCAGAACATCTTCCAGGGTGTTTGGAACACGATTGGGAGCATTGTTCGTGGCGCGTTGCAGCTTATCGGGCAGGTGGTCATTTCCGGGCTCGGGCTGGTCCTGAACTTCGTCACCTCGACGCTGGCGAGTATCGGGAACTTCTTCATCAACGCCTTCAATGGCATGGCCAATAACACGTCCAGTTTCATCGGCAACCTTATTGGGATGTTCGCTTCCCTGCCGGGCCGGATCATGGGCGCGCTTGGTGGGCTCGCGGGAATGCTCGTTGGTGTTGGCCGGAACATGATTCAGGGCCTCATTGACGGTGTCGGCGGGATGATCAACAACGCTGTGCAGGCTGTGCGGAACGTTGGCGGGGCGATGCTCGACGGGATCAAGGGCTTCCTTGGTATCAAGTCGCCTTCACGAGTGTTCAAGGCGCAGGTGGGCATGATGATCGGCGCCGGCGTGATCGCTGGCGTGAACGCTTCCCAGTCGGGCGTTACTGCGGCGGTGAATGGGCTTGTGACGGTCCCGCAGGTGCCGGCCTATAGTGCGGGCGCTTACACCCCCGCTGGCGCGCTCACGGGCGCTCCTGGTGCTGGTGGTTTCAACAATTACGGGACGATCCATGTCCGCGATGAGGACGAGATGGCGCGGGTTATTTTGACGCGGCAGCAGGACGCTCTAGCGGTTTACAGATAGAGGGAGAGCCCATTGGCGAACATTGTTTATGGTGCCCCGTATTTGCCGCCTGTGCCTGCCGCTCCGGCGTGGGCTGGGTTGGGGATGCGGTGGGCGTCTAAGGGTACGGAGTGGGCTCTGACTGATCCTTCTACGGGCTTGTTTTTGATGCCTGGTGTTCGGGGGCTTGGTTCGGTGGCGTCTACGCGTCATTCGACTGAGTCCCCGGCAGTGGCCGGTTCACGGTTTGAGGGCGCAAGTTTCCTTGATCGTGAAGTGTTCTGGCCGCTGCACATCTTCTCTGACGCGGGTTCGGTGGATTGGATGCACCGTGACCGGGCGTTCTGGCGCACGATGGACCCGGAGGATACCGGAGTTTGGACGGTGACACACCCGGACGGGGCTCACAGGTCGTTGCGGCTCCGGTTCCAGTCCGATGGGGATAGGGCGTTGGATCTGGACCCGCTGCGGTCTGGTTGGGCTTCGTATGGGATCACTCTGGTGGCTGAGCGGCCGTTTTGGGAGGGTGTGCCGGAGGTTCGTTCGTTTGCTGGGCAGGCTCCCCCGTTGCCGTTCTTTGAGCCGACTGGTCCGCAGGTTGTGAATATTGCGTCGGGTTATTCGGTGGCGAACGCGTCGATGGATAACCCCGGCGATGTGGAGAGTTACCCGCGCTGGTTCATTGAGGGGCCGGCGTTGACCGCTTCGGTGGGTGTGGGTTCGATGGTTGTTGATGTCCCGTTTGAGGTGCCGGAGGGTCAGTGCCTTGTTATTGAGTCTGACCCTGACCTTATCGGCGCTACCTTGTATGACGTTGTGTCGGGTGCGCCTTCTAAGCCGTCTGAGCGTGTTGTGGGTGTGGACCTGATCAACCCGGTGGATATGACGGCGGCGCTTGGTGAGGCGGACTTCGCACCTATCCCGGCTGGTACTGCTGTTCCGCTTTCCTTGACTCTTGTGGGGTTGGGGAAGGTTGAGGCGCTGCTACCCACCCTCTTTAGGAGGCCCTGGTGAGTGCGTTTCGCATCAGCGTCTATGACAAGGACCGGGTGTTTCAGGGGCAGATTGGTAACCCGTCCGCGCTGACTGTCACTGTCCGGCATAACCTGATCAGCACCTTGTCTATGACTGTGCCGCTCGGGCATAAGGAACTCCCGAAACTGATGGCTGACGGCGCCCGGTTGCGGGTGTCGTTCAAGGGCGAGTTCTTGATGTCCGGGCCTATCATTGCGGACGAACTCACCACGGACGGCAAATCAGGCAGCTACACGGTGTCCGTTGAGGATGACAAGCGCATCCTTTGGGACGTGGCAGGCTTCCAAGTCCCAACAGCTCTAATCGCGGGGCAGGGCGCCGCCGAGTACCATACGTACACGGGCGACGCTGAGACGATCATCAAAGCCGCTGTGGCTGATAACGCGGTGGACCGGGTGCAGATACCCGGCCTGATGGTCGCGCCGAACCTGAACCGTGGGGCTGTGATCCCTGGCGGTGTCGCTTTTCGTATGCATCCGCTCGCTGACAGGTTGTTCCCCGCGGTTGAAGAGGCCGGCATTGGGGTGACGGTTGAGCAGCAGGGTACGGCGCTGGTGTTCGATGTCTACGAACCAGTTACCCACCCGCGGACCCTTTCAACCGCCGGACGGACGTTGAAGCAGGTCAAGATGACCCGCACGAGGCCCAAGGCTTCCCGTGTCATCATCGGCGGGCAGGGCGAAGGTACGGCAAGGAACTTCCGCTACCTCATGGATCAGCCACGCGAGGCACAATACGGGATGCGCGCCGAAGTGTTCCGTGACGCACGGGACGACGGCGGCGATGCGGTGATGGACGCACGAGGCGCCGAAACCCTGGCTGAGAACGGGCCTAAGAACGGTGTGTCACTCACGTTGGCGGGTTCGGGGATCTTCAAGTACGGGCCCGGCGGTTTCCACGTTGGCGACCGTATCCCCGTGAAGGTCGCGGACGACATCACCATCACAGAGGTCATCCGCGAATGCACCCTCAAGTGGGTGTCCCGCGATTACGCATCCATTGAGCCGGCCATCGGTGAGCTGACCGACAGGCCTGAACGCGTCACCGCACAAAGACTAGCCGCCGTAGCGCGGGCACAACGAGATCAGGAGCGCCGCTAGATGGCTGTTGAGTTTATTAGTAACGGGTATGACACGACGAGCACGAATCCTTATACGGAGGGTGCATGGGCGGACGCTCATCCCAGTATCGGTTTGGCGACGTATGGTGTGCGGTCGCCGGGGCATTGGAAGGTCACGGCTGTTGCTGGGGCTGACCGTACGGTGTCTATCGCGGCGGGTATGGGTTTTGGTAATGGTGTGACGGATAAGACGTATGAGAACGAGACTATCCAGTTGGACACGATTGCTACGGGTTCGCGGTGGGATCTTATTGCGTGCCGGCGTGATTGGACCCCGACGGCGGGTGTTAGCAAGTTTGTGAAGGTGAATGGTGGGGCGACGGCTGTTGTTCCTGGTGGGCGGTTGCTGGGTCCGGGGAACATTGATGATCAGCCGTTGGCTTTGGTGCAGGTCACGGCGGGTCAGACGCAGCCTACGGGGTTCATTGATTTGCGGACGTGGGCTGGTGATGGTGGCGGGCTCGTGGCCGCGCATGATCTTGTGCGGTCCTTCCTTGGTCAGACGGGCACGCGGATCTGGATCAATGGTGTGGATTGGATTCGCCGGTCTGGTGCGAACGACACCCCGGAATGGGTGAAGGTCGCTGACACGTCAACGTACCCGGATGTTCCTTGGACGAACCTTGCCACGGTGCAGGGGTTCACACCGAACAACACCACAGGCTGGGCGGGGATCAAGTACGCCGTGAAGAACGGGTGGGTGATCGTGAACGGGTCTGTGTCGCGTGCAACGGCGTGGGGTAATGATCAGGCCGTCGCTGTGATGCCGTCCGCTTACAAGCCCGCGTACAGGGTGCAGGGGTCCGATGTTGCGGTGGAACCGACCGTGGGCAACGTGTCCATCAACGCGGGGTCCGGGGTTACGTCGTTCTCGGCTACCTGGCCGCTGTTCTAGTCCAGTTTTAGGAGGGTCAGCGGTGTGGATCTTCAATGGCTTGCCCCGCTCGGCGGTTTCCTCGGTGTCCTGGGTGGCGGTATCGCGTGGCTTATCAACCGTGCGGATAAGAAGCGTGAGAGCAGGGAGGCCGCTGTGATCCAGACGTTGAAGGACCGCATCGAGGAATTGAAGGCGCAACTGTCGCGGGTCACTCGCAGGCTGAATCAGCGGACCCGCGCCGGTGACCGGTGGCGTGAGCAGTTGGTGGCGCACGACATCAAACCCGACCCTGACGCATGGCCGGAGGATGACGATGAGTGACGACGCAGCGTTCAAGAGAAAACTTGGCGAAGAAGAGTTGAAGCTGAAGCAGTCCCAGAAGGCTGCGAGGCGCCGGAACCTGCTGATTCTCGGGCTTGCTTTCATCGCCCTGCTGTTCGGTATCGCTTGCCTGTATTTCGCCATGGATAATGCGCGGCTTGCTGGGGCTGCTGCCGTGTATGGGCAGGAGCAGCAGCAGGAGAAGCAGGGCCTTGCCGAAGAGTTTGATGCGGCGTGCAAGTCGGATGACTTCGCCCAGTCCGCGGCGGGTTCGAGTATCTGCCAGAAGGCGGAGCAGGTCGCGGCCGAACCCAGCACCCCGCTCGCTGGTCCCCAAGGCATTCAGGGGGTTCCGGGCCCCCGCGGTGAGCAGGGCTTCCCGGGACCTGCCGGAAGCGCAGGCCCGCGAGGTGAGCGCGGCGAGGTCGGGCCCCAGGGAATCATGGGTTTGCTCGGCTTATCTGGCGGGCAGGGTGAGCAGGGAATCCCCGGACCTGTCGGGCCTGCGGGTAAGGATTCAACAGTGCCGGGACCTGTCGGGGCTACTGGCGCGACGGGACCTGCTGGACCTGCCGGACCACCGGGATCTGACTCCACCGTCCCAGGACCAGCAGGACCAGCCGGCGAGGTTGGCCCGCCCGGACCTGCCGGCGCTGACGGTAGCGACGGGCGCGGGATCACGTCCGCAAACTGTGGCGCCGATGGGCGGTGGCTTATCACTTACACGGACAACACCACATCAGACGGCGGTCAGTGCCGCACAACACTACCTGTAGGAAATGGGGCACCATGATTAGGCCTGTACCGTTCGCGCCCACCCAACTTTATGGGGAGAACCCGACAAGGTTTTTGCCGTGGGATTCGTGGCTGATTCAGACGTTCGGTAATTATCAGCCGGACGGGCATACGGGTGAGGATTATCCGTGCCCTGCTGGTACACCTGTGCGGGCTGTGACTTCGGGTGTTGTGCGGCACGTCGGCTATTTCACGGGTTCGTATGCGGATAATCCGTGGTGGATTTCGCCGGGGTTTGCCGGGTTTACGTATGTGGTTGATCATGGCTGGTTCATCGGCATTTACGGGCATTGCATGGATGGCGGGGCGAGGGTTAAGCCGGGGCAGCAAGTGTCTGAGGGGCAAGTGTTGGGGCTGTCCGGTAACACGGGCGCATCCACTGGCGATCACCTCCACTTCGAGGCACTACCTGACGGCTACGTACTCAACAGCTACATGTACGGAAGACTCGACCCCACAACCCTTTTCGGAACCTCCCTTGTCACGTCAGGCTCGGTCACGACTGGCACCACCACATCACAATCACAACCAGAAGGATTCCTCATGGCACTCACTGATAAGCAGCAGGAAGACATTTATTGGATGCTGTGCGCCCCTGATGGCCGGGAGTACCTGGCTGAGTTGGTGGGCGGGCGTGCTGCGTCTAAGACCCTGAACACGACCATCAAGCGGCAGGGGTCAGGGCTTGGCGGCGAGACGTCCCTTGCCGCGTTTGTGGCGTGGAATGACGCGCACGTTGAAGCCGTCGTGAGGGCTGTTGCAGCAGTCGCACCCACCGCAGACCTTGAAGCCGTGAAAGCCGCCGTCCGTGAAGGACTCGCAGAAGGCGTCAACGTAACCGCAACCGTAACCGTGGAGGACCGCAAATAATGTTCACTCTGACTTTTTGGAAGGCCGCTACCGAGCGTGCGGTTAAGACTGGCGCGCAGGCGATCCTGTCCGTGTACTTCGTCGCTGACGTTGCCCTGAACGTGTTCCAGGCGGACTTCGCAAGCATGGCGGGCATCGGGCTTGGGGGCGTGCTGCTGTCTTATCTGACCTCGTTGGCGTCGGCCGCGCATGACGGTAACCCGTCCGCGATCAACGCCGAAGTCACCAAGGGCCGGCACGAAGCCTAACCTTCCCCTGTTCTTCCTGTTCGTGGCGCTCCTTGGGGCGCCTCAGTCATTTAAGCCTCAAGGAGTAGCCACGTGGCCTACACATACGACAGTATCTTCGCGGTAGATCCAAATGCCCCGTCTAACGTGGCGCGTAACGCGTCGATCCTCATTTTTGATCCGAACGACCCGGCCAAAACCCCTGTCACCCTGACCGATGTCACCGGCTCCCCCGTTGCGAACCCTATCCAGGTGAACCAGCACGGGTTCGGCCCCGCGATCAAACACGCCACGTTGGACCGTCTCGCGTGGGAAGGCGCGGGCATGTCCGGCGTCTTCACCTCCTACGAGGGCATGAAGGAAGAGGCTGTAGCAGCGAGGGAGGCGGCGCAGACAGCCGCTAGCGAGGCAGCAGCCGCCGCGCAGGCAGACCTTGAAGCACGCATAGCATCCGGCGTATTCAAAGGCGAGAAGGGCGCGGACGGTTCCAACGTCCTCCCCACCGACGCGGCAATTCAGCAGGCCATCAACGACACCGCATCCGCCACGCGAGGGGCACTAAACGCCACGTTCGCCGCCAAGGGCGAAGCAGGCAATAGCGGCTACGACGTGATCCTACTCGCCGGGCAGTCGAACATGTCCGGCCGCGGAACCCCATACAGCGCGACAACCGACCCCGGCCAACCCATGATCTTCCAGTACAAAGGCAAGGCCCCGAACAAGGGCACCATCATTCCCGCAGCGGAACCGCTGGACATGGTGGACACCCCCAATGGCATCGGCCCCGGCTTCCAGTTCGCACGCTGGTACGTCGCCAACGGCCTGAACAACGGACGCAAGGTACTCCTGGTACCGACTGCGCAGGGCGGCACCCCCCTCACGCGGGTAGCGACCCCCACCTGGAAGCCATCAGTCACCGGCTCGCTATACTCCAATGCGATCAGCCAAGCCAACGGTGCCATCGCCGCGGAGGCAGGCAGCAAGATCGTCGCCGTCCTCTGGCTGCAAGGTGAGACTGACGGTGACCTGAACGCTTCCGGGACCGACTACCAGGCCGACTTCGACGCGCTGATTAACGGGTTCCGGGCCAACATCACGGGCGCCGCGACCGTTCCGTTCATCCTGGCGGGCATGGTCCCCGAATACCTTGGGACCGGCACCCGTCAGGCGATCAACAACGTACACGGCGACACCCCTAACCGGATCACCCGCACCGCGTATGTCCCGCCACCCACAGCTAGCCACCTTGGCGACGGGAACCACTACAATGCTGCCGGCGCACGGAAGATCGCGGAAGACATGTTCACCGCGTACATGCGTGTCTTCACCGGACTGCCCGCCGCGTTCGCGTTCACACCACCGCCGAACTACGCGCTCGGCACAACGCGGGCCGCTGAACGGACCTACAGCCTCCGCAAGACAAACAGCGACTACCTTGGCAAAGCTGTCAAAGTGCGCCGGGCCAGCGACAACACAACGCAGGACATTGGCTTCAGCGGCACGGCCCTGGACACCTCGGCGCTCCTCGCGTTCGCCGGGTCCGGGGACGCATTCGTTGACACCTGGTACGACCAGTCCGGCAAGGGTAAACACCTGGCCCAGGCCGACGTGGCCAAACAGCCCAAGATCGTGACCGCGGGCGCTGTCATCACGTCGGGCGGCAAACCCGCGGTGCAGTTCGATGGCGCAGACGACCACCTGTTCAGCACGTCAGCGGTGGGCCTGTACGCCCTCGGCTCGGCAACGCACTTCGCTGTTGTTAACGGTGCGGCTCAGGCGCTATCCCGCGTCATCTCGGAAGCGAACACGTCCTTCTCTGACCAGCAGTATTCCCCGATCATCGCGGCTGCCGGCGGTACGGGGAACCTGAACTTCCAGATCAACATCCAGTCCGGGCAGGTTGGAGACACCGGTTCCACAGCGCCCGCAGCGTTCAACGGAACCATCAACCAGGTATCCGTTGTTGACACCGGCACCAACATGGCCGGTTACGTCAACGCCGCAGCGGTCAGGACCACCGCTTACACCCGTGGCGGCGTGGCGAACCTCACCAACCTGTCGATGGGTGCCATGAAGCGGACAACCGACGGGCAGTTCTTCAATGGCCTCATATCCGAGGTCATCACGTTCGCTACCGGGCTGGGAACCACCGACCGGCAGGCAATCGAGGCGAACCAGAAGGCGTTCTACGGAACCCCGTAGTTAGGCGATGGCCTGCATCTCCGCGTCGAACTCGGCGCATTCATCGGTGCAGTAGCCGTCGAACCGGCGTGGCGCTTTGCGGCATACTCCGCAGAGCGCCGCCCGGCTTCGCCACCAGGAAATCAGCCGGACAATAGGCGGCTGGTGTGCGTGTGAAGTCGTGGTCCCCATGGGAGAAGTATAGGGGCAGGTAAGACCGGTTTTGTAACGTAATTTGCGCGGCGTCATCCTCACGGGTGGCGCCGCGCTTTTTGCGTTAACCATCCCCCACCGTAAGCATCCCTGACATTTGTTCGAGCGCGACACTCAACCGTTTCATGTCGGGCTTGGACCGGTACGCCTTAGACATCTTTTTGGTGGAGTGGCCCACGATGTCTTTGATGGTGTCCCAGTCCACCCCGGCCGCGTCGAGAACGTCCCCCCATTGGGGGGATTCACAGTCGAATAGCCCCCAATAACGCGGTTTCTGCGAGGGTGTTGACACCTCCCAGTTATGTGCATAGACTATGAACATAAGGAACGCAGCAACAACGAAAGGCAAGACAATGGCAACCATCCTCGAAGACCAGACCATCGCCCGCCACATGACTAACCGCGGCTACAGCATCGCCATCATCCGCAACGGTTACAGCGGTGGCAAGGTCTTCCAGGTTGTGCGAGCCAACGAGAAGAGCCAGTACACCACCATCCACAACGCAAAGAACGAAGCCGAAGCACGGAAGCTCGCCAA